ACGCTGGAAAATTGCGATGATGACCGTATTGAGGCGGTTAAGGCTGTTTTGCGTAGACTGGCTGGCAACTATCCGGTAACTCCGGATGGTTGGATAAGCTGTAGTGAGCGAATGCCGGAAGAAACGGGTGACATTATTGTTGTTTCGGATGGCATTGTAATGTCAGGGATTTCTTATTCTCGTCGTGACGGGTTCTATATGGCCGCATTGGAGTACGACGACGACGAACCAATTGACGGTGTAACCCACTGGATGCCGCTGCCAGAACCGCCGCAGGGGTGAAATGATGAACAAGTGCAACGCTCTGCTTTATGCCATGGTGATTGGTTTCGGCCTGGCTGCTGGTATCCGGGTTTATATTGCCTGGGAGTCATTAATCAATCTGGCGTGGAGTGCGATTCGTGGCTAAATCCCCCGCAGAACGCAAAGCCGCGCAGCGCGCTCGGCAGTCCGCCGCCGGTGAGCGCAAAATTGAACTGGTGCTGGATAAGCAGGAGCAGGAAATGCTGGCGCGGAACTGCGCCGCCCGGCGCCCTGGTCGCGATCCCTATGAAATGGTCGAGTACATCGCGCTGCTGATCCGCCAGGATGATGCACGTGTGCGCGGGCGTATAAAATCGATCAGCAGAAAACTTTGCGGTAAGTGCGGCGAGAGAGTTCCCGTTAATTCATGCCCGTGTAATGGTGACTCGCAATGCTGGGTGACTAAAGGCTGGCATGAAACGAAATTAATAGTGTGACATGTCACGAAGGTGTTATGCCAAAAATACGCTACGACCTTGAAGATATGAGAGATAACTCAGCAAATTTTCCGAAAGAGGTTAAATTTCTCATGCATAAGTATGGTTGCGCCAGGATGGATATAGTTATCGACAGTCAGCACCCTTGCGGCGAGGATGTAATTTTCATTCGCGGTAAATGGGAAGGGTATCTTGACGAGAGTTTTTACGATGAATTTGATGGACTTTGAATACTGCCGCCAACTATGGCGGCTTTATTTTGCATGGTACTATTACCACAACGGTAACTATTACCACGGTGGTTATGATGCCTGCTGAACCTAAAACCTATAAACGCAAATCAACGCAATTTAAGCCACTAACAGCAATGCAGGAGGCTTATTGCCAGTCATACATCAAAACGCCTGAAAACCAGACTCAGGCAGCGATTAATGCAGGATTCTCCCCAAATACAGCGGCAGTTAAAGCCAGTGTCATGATGCGCGATGAACGCATTCAAAAACGGATTGCCGAGTTGATGGAGGAGCGCAACAAACGAATGCGCGTCAGTGCTGATTACGTTCTCATGCGCCTGGTGGAGATCGACCAGATGGACGTGATCGACATCCTCAACGACGATGGGAGCCTTAAGCCAATCCGCGAGTGGCCGAAAATCTGGCGCACTACGCTTAGCGGCTTTGATCTGTCATCGACCATCATGAACATGAACGAGGATTCGATAGAGACAATCCTCAAAAAAATTAAATGGCCTGACAAGGTGAAGAACCTCGAACTGATTGGTAAGCACGTCGACGTCAACGCATTCAAAGAACGCCTGGATGTTAATGTGAATGTGACAATTGCTGATCGCATAGCAGCAGCCAGGAAGCGACTCAAAGAACGTCAGGATGGTAATCAGTGACAGATACAGTGTTATCTCCTGAAGAGCAGTTGATCGAGGATATTGCAGGGTTCACTCACGATCCGCTTGGCTATGCCCTCTATGCGTTCCCGTGGGGGGAAGAGGGGACTGAACTGGCACATGCTACCGGTCCACGTCAGTGGCAGGCCGATGCGTTCCGAGAGATACGTGATCACCTGCAGAATCCAGAGACGCGTTATCAGCCGCTTATGCTGGCACGTGCTTCTGGTCACGGTATTGGTAAATCCGCATTCATCTCAATGCTCATCAACTGGGGCATGTCCACTTGCGAGGATTGTAAGGTCGTGGTGACCGCCAACACCGACAACCAGCTACGAACGAAGACCTGGCCGGAAATTATCAAGTGGTCGAACCTTGCTATCACGAAAGACTGGTTTACCTGTACCGCTACCGCGATGTACAGCAATGACCCTGGGCACGACAAGCGGTGGCGGGCTGATGCAATACCCTGGTCTGAGCACAACACTGAGGCATTCGCCGGACTACACAACGAGCGCAAACGCATCATCGTGGTATTCGATGAAGCGTCGAACATTGCGGATCTGGTGTGGGAAGTTGCTGAGGGTGCGCTTACGGACGAAGACACTGAGATTATCTGGGTGGCGTTCGGAAACCCTACACGTAATACCGGGCGTTTTCGCGAATGTTTCCGCAAATACAAACACCGCTGGAAAACTGCGCAGATTGACAGCCGGACGGTGGAAGGTACTAACAAACAGCAGTTGCAGAAATGGGTTGATGACTACGGGGAAGACAGCGACTTCGTTAAAATCCGTGTGCGCGGCATATTCCCTGATGCATCTGAATTGCAGTTTATCCCTACCGGTCTTACTGATGAGGCCATGAAACGGGTGGTAACCGCTGCGCAGGTTGCACATGCTCCGGTGATAATCGGCGTTGACCCGGCATACTCCGGAGTTGATGACGCTGTGATATACCTGCGGCAGGGGCTACACAGTAAGGTGCTGTGGACTGGCAACAAGACTACCGACGATCTGATTATGGCGAAGCGTATCGCTGACTTTGAAGACCAGTATCAGGCTGACGCGGTGTTCATCGACTTCGGTTACGGAACCGGTTTGAAGTCAATCGGTGACGGCTGGGGGCGTACATGGCAACTTGTTCCGTTCGGTGGCGCGTCTACTGACCCGCAGATGCTCAACAAGCGTGGGGAGATGTTCAATTCATGCAAGACATGGCTGAGGCTTGGCGGCATGCTGGATGACCAGGAAACAGCAGACGACCTGTCGGCGGCAGAGTACAAAGTTCGAGTGGACGGTAAAATCGTTATCGAACCGAAGGAAGATATCAAGGAGCGGCTTGGGCGTTCGCCTGGTAAAGGCGATGCGCTACTGCTGACGTTTGCTTTCCCGGTGTCAAAGCGCCTGCGAATTCCCGGGCAGCAGAACCAGCAAGGCAAGGCCATTACAGATTACGATCCCTATGCTTAATCCGTTAGCGGGGATAATGACGGAGATATCCTCTGGTGAGGATAAAACAAAGCCAGCTCATCGGCTGGCTGTTTGTGACATGTCACGGTGTTATTGCTCGCTTAACTTCTGCTTCAGCAAGTAACCTTCAAGCATCCAGATTTTGTTTACAGCATTCTGCCGGGCAATCTTCCGACCAATTCCCGCATCAAAGTTTTCCGGGCTTGCACAGGCGCTCTCTCCGGTGACGGTGAAGCCGTTGCGCAGCACCAGAACGCAGAACGTCAGCAGAGAAAGTGATTCGTGCGGCTGGTAGTTTACCTCTCCGCCAGTATGTTTCGCTTTTATGGCTACGCCAAAGACACCATCTTCTGCTGTGAAATATGCCTCCTGAGCAATAATGCTCTCGATATGGTCTGGCGTAACGCGCGGCGCGGCTAAACCTTTAGCCTGAATTTCAGATTCAATGTCTTTGTCACTCATAGTCTAATCTCACCTTAAAAAAATGCCCGGCGAACCGGGCGAACTGGAAGCAATGAGTTATGCCTTCCGTGGCTGTACTGGTTTACAGCATGAAGTCATCGCAATGGCGTCCTGCTGTAAAAAGGGCGGTGATAGTCCTTCAAGGGAAACCATCACCGCCAAGCACCTGGAACTTCTGGCATCACGGTCCTTAGGCGTGATTCTGGCGTGGCATGCAGGATTCGAACCTGCGACCAACCGCTTAGAAGGCGGTTGCTCTGTCCAACTGAGCTAATGCCACAACGCTGAGAGCACTTAGCCTGTTAAGGCGCCACACTTTGTCGCGGCTCCATAAATGCTCTCATCGTTGTACCCTCGTCTCTTCCGAGGCGTCACACCGAATCGCCGGGATGGTGAATCCCCGTGCGCGGAATAAAACCGCTCGACTTGCACATTCCGGCTACCTGGTTCGTTTGCCCGAGCAAGGGAGGGTGCCCCTTAAACGTATCCAGACCGCTATCGTCGCATGTGCCATACGCCGTACTGCTCAAAATAAAAGCTCACTCCACCTGTTCAATTTAACGACAAGCCAGTCAGGTTAATAACCGGAATGAACTATTTACTTACCTGAAGGGTAATAATTCGTGCATTAAATGTCAACTATCTACGATAAATAAATCATATGTGGTTAAATTGGTAATAATTTAATTGCGTACGGAGTCATTGATATGTGCATGGGTAGCTCACCATCAGTGCCTGCAACACCAGAAGTTCAGGCAGCACCACAGGAGCAGGATGCCGCCGTTGTTGATGCCCGCGACGAAGAAACACGTCGCCGTCGCGCTGCTGCTGGTCGTAGTTCTACGCTGCTTACCGGTTCTCAGGGCGACACATCAACCGCTAATACCAGCGGTAAAACGCTGCTTGGTCAGTAACCGGAGTCATTGAAATGGCGGAAACAACTAAAGAGCGATTGAACAAACAGTTCGCACAACTTGAAAGCGAGCGTCAGTCGTTCGAGCCGCACTGGCGCGAGTTGAGTGATTACATCAACCCGCGTGGTTCCCGCTTTCTGACTTCTGAGGTCAACCGTAACGATCGACGCAATACACGCATTATTGATTCGACCGGGACTATGGCGGCGCGCACTCTCGCCAGCGGCATGATGTCAGGCATCACAAGCCCCGCCCGTCCGTGGTTTCGCCTGGCTACGCCAGATCCTGAAATGATGGATTATGGCCCTGTTAAGTTGTGGCTTGAGGCGGTGCAGAACCGCATGAACGATATGTTCAATAAGTCGAATCTCTACCAGTCTCTTCCGCAGTTATACGGAAGCCTCGGCACATACAGCACTGGTGCAATGGCGGTGCTGGAGGATGACGAGGACATCATTCGCACAATGCCATTCCCTATAGGCAGTTACTACCTGGCTAACTCACCTCGTGGCAGTGTGGACACCTGTTTCCGCAAGTTCTCTATGACTGTTCGTCAGCTTGTTCAGGAGTTCGGGCTAAATAACGTCAGCGAATCCGTAAAAAGCATGTGGGAAAGCGGCACCTACGAGAAGTGGATTGAAGTGATGCATTCGGTTTACCCGAACATTGACCGCGATACATCGAAGCTGGATAGCAAGAACAAGCCATTCAAATCGGTTTATTACGAGGTTGGTGGCGATAACGACAAGTTGTTGCGTGAGTCCGGATTCGATGAGTTTCCAATTATGGCTCCGCGCTGGGAAGTTAACGGCGAAGATGTTTATGGATCATCATGCCCGGGTATGCTGGCGCTTGGACCTGTTAAGGCATTGCAGCTTCTCCAGAAGCGCAAGTCGCAGTTGATTGATAAAGCCACCAATCCGCCGATGGTTGCTCCGACTTCCCTCAAGAATCAGCGCGCCTCCCTTCTTCCTGGCGACATCACGTATATCGATCAGATTACTGGTCAGGATGGCTTCAGGCCTGCTTATCTGGTTAACCCCAGTACAGCAGATTTGGTGGCAGACATTCAGGACACCCGTCAAATCATTAACAGCGCCTACTTTGTCGATCTGTTCATGATGTTGCAGAACATCAATACCCGCTCGATGCCTGTTGAAGCGGTAATCGAAATGAAAGAAGAAAAACTTCTGATGTTGGGGCCGGTTCTGGAGCGTCTGAACGACGAATGTCTTAATCCTCTCATTGACCGCGCTTTCTCGATGATGGTGCGTAAAAACATGCTGCCGCCACCGCCTGACGCGATGGAAGGCATGCCCCTGAAGGTCGAATACATTTCCGTCATGGCTCAGGCGCAGAAGTCTATCGGCCTGTCCAGTCTGGCGTCCACGGTTAACTTCATTGGTCAACTTGCGCAAGCGAAACCAGAAGCTCTCGACAAACTCAACGTTGATCAGGCGATCGATGCATTCGCTGATATGTCCGGAGTGTCTCCAACCGTCATTGTTCCGCAGGAACAGGTTGAGCAGGCTCGCCAGCAACGGGCACAGCAGCAACAGCAGCAACAAATGATGGCGATGGGGATGGCGGCGGCACAGGGTGTCAAGACGCTAAGTGAAGCTAAAACTTCGGATCCGAGTGTGTTGTCAGCTATGGCGAATGCAGTTAGTGGTCAGGGTGGGCAATCACAATGACAGATTACGAAGACGATCAACTGAAAGAAGAAAACGCCCGTAAGCAACGTGACATGGCACAGCGTGAAATTGATGACATTCGCTTTGTCATGAGCAGTGAACAGGGGCGTCGCGTTGTCTGGTCGGTGCTGGAGAAAGGCCGTGTGTTTTCCGCTATCTCTCCGATGGATGCTATGGCAATGGCATTTAATGAGGGGCAACGCAATCTGGCGCTGGAACTGTTTCAGCGCGTTATGGCGCATTGCCCTGAACAGTATTTGAAGATGGCCAAAGAGGCCAGTGAACAGGAGTGATCATGAATTTATTTGAGCGTTTGCTGTATCGCCGTCTTTGCAATGAGCAACCAGTCGATGGTGGAGCAGCTCCGGCTGCGTCAGAACCGTCAGCGCCTGCAGGTGATAACCCTGCTCCAGTTGGTGATCCATCACAACAGGAAGGTGATAAGCCACAACCTGTTGCTGATGGCGATAAACCTGCTGATGACAAAAAGCCTGAAAACGATAAGCAGGATGAAAAAAAGGACGGCGATAAACCAGAGGGTGCGCCTGAGAAGTACGAGTTTCAGGCTGCCGAAGGCGTAGAGCTGGATACAGAAGCGTTGAAGGAATTCGAGCCGGTGGCGCGAGAACTAAACCTGACCAACGAGCAAGCGCAAAAGCTGGTTGATGCTTATCCGAAGATTCTGGCAGGTGTGCAGCAGCGCCAGGCAGAAGCCTGGCAGAAAACAACCGAGCAGTGGGCTGCTGATGTAAAAGCTGACAAAGAAATCGGTGGCGACAAGTTGATTTCTAACCTTAGCGCCGCACAGCGTGCGCTTGACCAGTTCGGGACACCTGAGCTCAAAGAATATCTGAACACCACCGGACTGGGTAATCACCCTGATCTGGTCAAAACGTTCGTGAAAATCGGAAAGGCGATGTCTGAGGATGGCATGGTCACCGGTGGTAATGAAGGCCAGCGTAGTGCGGCCGAAGTGCTCTATGGCAAATAAGAGAGGAAATAACAATGGCTGTTAAAGGCTTAACTGCGCTAACGCTGGCTGACTGGGGTAAGCGCGTCGATCCAGATGGGAAAGTCGATAAGATTATCGAGCTTCTCGGTCAAACTAACCCGATCCTTCAGGATATGCCTTTTGTCGAAGGGAACCTTCCTACCGGACACAAAACCACCATTCGTTCTGGTTTACCTTCAGCTACCTGGCGTTTGTTGAACTATGGCGTACAACCAAGCAAATCAACCACAGTGCAGGTCACCGATTCCATTGGTATGTTGGAAACCTATGCTGAAGTCGATAAGTCACTGGCTGATCTGAGCGGCAATACCGCCGAATTCCGCCTGTCTGAAGACCGCGCATTTATTGAAGCGATGAATCAGCAGATGGCGCAGACGCTGTTTTATGGTGATTCCAGCGTTAACCCTCAGCAGTTTATGGGACTGTCCTCCCGCTATTCCAGCCTGTCTGCGGGTAATGCTCAGAACATCATTGATGCTGGTGGCACGGGTACAGATAACACCTCAATCTGGTTAGTGGTGTGGGGCGAAAACACCGTGCATGGCATCTTCCCGAAAGGGCAGAAGGCTGGCATCCAGATGGAAGATAAAGGCCAGGTGACACTGGAAGATGCTAGTGGCGGCAAGTACGAAGGCTATCGTACCCATTACAAATGGGATAACGGACTTTCTCTGCGTGACTGGCGTTATGTTGTTCGCATTGCAAACATCGATGTCAGCAATCTTTCAGAACCTTCCTCTGCCGCAAATATTGCGAAGTTGATGGTTAAAGCACTGCATCGCATTCCAAATCGTGGCATGGGTCGCCCGGTGTTCTACATGAACCGCACTGTAGGCCAGGCTCTTGATCTGCAATCTCTGGAGAAAACATCTCTGGCGATCAGCGTAAAAGAGACAGAAGGAGAGTGGTGGACTTCATTCCGTGGTGTACCAATCCGTGAAACTGATGCGCTTCTGGAAACAGAAGCCCGCGTGGTGTAACGCCTGTTATTAACCTGTGGGTCGTAACAGACCCACTAATGGAGAAAGAAGATGATCACCGACAAACTGTTGATGTTCTCCGAAGCACAGGCGGTAATTGATACCGCGGCTTCTACTGACGTAATCGATCTCGGTCCAATTGACGGAAAACGTCGTGATATCGGCGTTGGTTACCCGCTTGAGTTTTGGGCGCTGGTTAACACAGCCGCCGCGGCAAGCGGTGATGCAACTGTAAACATCCAGTTGCAGACGAGTGAGAATAACAGCTCATGGACCACTATTTATGATAGTGGCGCACTGGCAAAGACCGCCCTGACAGCAGGTAAACGAGTTGTTTCTGCAAAGGTGCCTGCCGGTGTTCAGCGATATCTGCGTGTTAACTACTCCGTCGCAACTGGCCCACTAACGGCTGGCGAATTCACTGCTGGTATCAGTCTTGATGTTGATGCCAATACGCCGTATCCGATCCGCTCAAAAGTAACTGGTTAAGGTGATATCGATGTCAGGTGAGAAACCAAGATACCGCGTTCTGCGCCTCTCTCATATCCATAACACTCTGTGGCCGGAGGGGGCAGAAATCGAATACGAAGGTGAGCCTGGTAGCGCACTGGAACCTGTTAACGATGCAGCCAGACAGGCAAAAGCAAAAGTTGCAGGAAAAGTGTCAATGGCAGCAACCAGCACCAAAATCATCAACGATGTGTCAGATGATGGTGAACTGGATAAGCTCCGTGAAGAGTACGAATTGCTCTTTAACGAGAAGCCACACCATAACGCCAAAGCCGAAACGCTCCGCGAGAAGATCGCAGATAAGCGTAAAGAACTGGGCGTGTAAGCCTCGCGGATCAGACAAGGGGCTTCGGCCCCTTTATTGCAGGAGTGTATATGGAACTCGTAAACCTCAAAACCGGCACTGACAGCTACCAGGATGAGAGCGGAGAAACCAGAACTCGCGATGAATACCCGTGGGGGCTGTGCATCACTCTTAATAACGACACATTGAATAAGCTGAAGGCGCAACCTCAGGGCGTCGGAACAGAAGTGATGATAACTGCAAAGGCTGTTATTCGAGGTCTGTCTGCCAGAGAAACTGACGATGGTGTTAATCGCAGCGCCGATCTGCAGATCACTGATATGGCAATCGCTCCTGTTTCCGGTGATGTAGAAAAATCAGCGGCTGAAACCCTCTACGGTAACGGGGGTGAGTGATGGCCTCTGTAGTAGAGATCTGTAATCGTGCGCTGTCCAATATTGGCAACAGCCGCAGCATTAACAGCCTGACGGAAGCCAGCAAGGAAGCAGGGGAATGTTCGCTGCACTTTGAGGCCTGCCGTGATGCTGTGCTTTCTGATTTTGACTGGAACTTTGCTACCAAACGCGTGGCGCTTGCAGATACGAACAATCCACCGCCTGACTGGGAATATGCGTATCAGTACCCGTCCGATTGTCTGCGCATTACTGAAATTATGCTTCCTGGTGTACGCAATCCAACAGCAGCAATGCGCGTTCAGTACGAAGTTGGTGCAGACACCAACGGAACAGGAAAGTTGATCTACACAGACCAGCCGCAGGCATGGCTCAAGTATGTCTCTCGCGTTTCAGATGTGAACATGTTTGATGCCATTTTTATGGAGGCGTTGGCCTGGCGTCTTGCGGCAGCTATTAACATGGCGCTGACTGGGAATGCAGACCTCGGTACGTTTGCCCTCAATATGTACAATCGCGTGATTCTTAGTGCTGGCTCGCATAGCCAGAATGAATCACAGGAACCACAGCCACCGGTTGATGAGTTTACCATTGCGAGGTTGTCCTGATGGCTATCAGTTGGATCCAGCCCAGCTTTGCCGGTGGTGAGATTGGACCGTCGTTGTACGGGCGTATTGACATGGCGAAGTACCAGGTGGCATTGCGCAAGTGCGATAACTTTATCGTGCGGCAGTATGGCGGCGTTGAGAATCGACCTGGTACGCGTTTTGTCGGTGCCGCCAAATACCCAAATCGGAAATGCCGCCTGATCCCGTTCCAGTTCTCGACGGTTCAGACCTATGCTCTGGAGTTCGGACACCAGTACATGCGCGTTATCAAAGATGGTGCGTTGGTGCTGAACAGCAGCAATGTTATTTATGAAATTGCCACGCCATATACTGAAGCCGATCTGTTCCGAATTAAATTCACGCAAAGCGCCGACGTGCTTACGCTGGTTCATCCGGCATACCCGCCGAAAGAGTTGCGTCGCTATGCGCATGACAACTGGCAACTGGTTGATGTGGTAACGAAGAACGGGCCATTTGAAGATATCAATATTGACGAGTCAGTGACGGTTTATGCCAGCGCCAGCACCGGGACAATTACGTTAACGGCAAGCGCCTCTATTTTTGGCGCGGAGCAGGTAGGCAAATTGTTCTATCTGGAACAGCCTGCAGTGGATTCTGTGCCGGTATGGGAAACCAGTAAGAGTACGTCGATTGGCGATATTCGCCGTGCAGACAGTAACTACTATCGCGCCGTTACAGCAGGCAAAACAGGTACTTTGCGCCCTTCGCATACAGAAGGCACATCATGGGATGGCTGGGGCGGATCCGGTGATGATGATACTGGCATTGAGTGGGAATATCTGCACAGTGGTTTTGGCATTGCCCGTATCACTGCTGCAAATGGAACTACTGCAACTGCCGAGGTGATTTCCTATATCCCTTCGCAGGTAGTTGGCGAGGATAATGCCAGCTATAAATGGGCTAAATATGCCTGGAACAGTGTTAATGGTTATCCTGGCACTGTTGTTTATTATCAACAACGTCTTTACTTCGCCGCATCGACTGCGTTCCCTCAGACTATCTGGGCCAGCCGTACCGGGGATTATAAGGATTTTGGCAAAAGCAATCCTACGCAGGATGACGACAGAATTATCTACACCTATGCCGGGCGTCAGGTTAATGAGATCCGCCACCTGATTGATGTCGGTTCGCTGGTGGCACTGACTTCCGGAGGTGAGTACGTCATCACCGGCTACCAGAACAAAGTATTAACCCCATCATCATTTGCATTCAGCTCTCAGGGATCAAATGGCTCGAGCAATGTCCCACCAATTGCCGTGGCGAATATTGCTCTGTTCGTCCAGGAGAAAGGCAGTGTTGTCCGTGATCTGGCCTACTCATTCGATGTTGACGGCTATCAGGGGAACGACCTTACTATCCTTGCCAATCATCTTTTTCAGAAGCACAGCATTGTTGACTGGTGCTTCTCTATTGTCCCTTACTCCAGCGCCTTCTGCATTCGTGATGACGGTAAATTACTGGTGATGACCTATTTGCGTGATCAACAGGTTTTTGCATGGGCACCACAATCCAGTACCGGAAAATATGAAAGCACATGCAGTATCAGCGAAGGCAATGAAGATGCGGTGTATTTCGTCGTTAACCGAACCGTTAACGGGCAAACAGTGAGATACATCGAGAGACTGTCCAGCCGTTTATTTACCAGCGATGAAGATGCTTTCTTTGTTGATTCTGGCCTTAGCTATGATGGAAGAAATACGTCTGACAGAACGATGACCATCACTGGTGGTTCTGGTGAATGGGATTACCGCGCGGAATATACAATCAGTGTTTCTGGTGGTGCGTACTTCACCAGTAGTGATGTCGGTGCGCAACTACAGTTCCCTTATGCCGGAACTGATCCTGATACTGGCGATAAAGTGTCAAAAGAATTACGTTGCGACATTATTTCTGTAACCAGCAATACCGCTGTAGTGGTTCGTGCCAACAGGAACGTCCCGCCATCCCTCAGGAATGCGGCCACCACGAACTGGCAGATGGCGCGCCGGACATTTGGAGGCCTGTCTCATCTTGAAGGCCAGACCGTAAACATTCTCTCTGATGCGAACGTGGAACCACAGAAAGTGGTTTCCGGAGGTGCCGTCACGCTGGAATCTCCGGGGGCTGTAGTGCACATCGGCCTGCCAATAACTGCTGAATTCGAAACACTGGATGTCAACATTAACGGACAGGAAACGCTGCTGGACAAAAAACAGGTGATCCCCTCCGTTACTCTGGTTGTGAATGCCAGTCGCGGCATCTGGGCGACTACGCCCGGCGGTAAATGGTACGAATATCCACAGCGTGAATTCGAGTTCTACGATGATCCTGTTGATGATGCTACCGGAAAAGTAGAAGTGAAACTGGACAGTAACTGGGGCAAAAACGGACGTGTAAAAATCCGTCAGCTTGATCCGTTGCCGCTGTCTGTTCTTGCCGTTATTCCTCGCCTTACTGTTGGGGGATTCTGATGATCGATGTTCGAATTATTCCCGCCACCGAAGAGCATCTTCAGATGATTTTGCCGGATGTTCGTCAGGCTGATATTGACGAACTGTATGCGGTATCGCTGATGACTACCGAAGATGCGCTGCGTGTTGGTCTTCGCACTGCGACTATGGCCTGGTCAGGGTTCGCGAACGGAGAACTGGTAACCATGTTTGGTGTATCTCCGGCGTCAATGATCGGTGGCAATGGTACACCCTGGCTGGTCGGAACCAGCCGTATTGAAAAATATCAGAAGACATTTCTTCGCCACTGCCGACCTGTATTGCAGCAGATGCTGGCAGTTTATCCGCTCCTGGAAAACTACGTCGACGAGCGAAACCATGTTGCCAAAGCATGGCTGCACTGGCTTGGATTCAGGCTTGAAGAAGCCGCGCCTTATGGTGCTCTTGGTCTTAATTTCCACAGATTTCACATGGAGAGAAAATAATGTGTAACCCAGCCATCGCTTTGGTTGCCGTCACAGTGGCATCCACAGCCGCGTCAATGTACAGCCAGAGCAAGCAGGCAAAATACCAGTCAGCCATAGCTGATCGGAATGCTGAAATTGCTGAAGCTCAGGCACAGGATTCAATCAATCGTGGGAATATTGAAGCGGATCAGCGTCGTCGTGAAATGCGTCAACGCTCAGGCACTGCGGCGGCCACTATGGGGGCTACCGGTGCGGAATTAAGTAGCGGAACAGCTCTTGACGTTTTTGCGGATAATGCTCAGTTCGGCACTCTTGATGCGTTAACGACAGTGAATAATGCTCAGCGTGAGGCATATGGGTATCAGGTTCAGGGAATGAATGCTCAGGCACAGGGGGCTGCTGCTCAGTCGGCTGCTAAATCATCGATGACCAGCACTTTGTTAACGGCACCACTAAAAGCATACGGTGCATACCAGATGGGCGGCGGAACGTGGAGCCCGTTCTCTCAGAAGGCTGCGCCGATTTCTGCTGCTGTTGGCACTCCAACCGGTCGATAAGGGGATAATAAGATGCCAGTTGTACCAACAACATCGGGCCGTCAGGTTCAGAGCAGAGGGATTTCGACGCAGGGATTCTCATCGTTTCAGACACCAAATGTCGGTGATGTACTTGGCGATGTTGCAGAGCAATATGCAGGTATTATTGCGCAGGCAAAACAGCGTGCGAATGTTGCTATGGCTCAGGATGCTTCTCTTAGCTTAAGCCAGATAAGCAGCGATCTGCTGAATAACCCTGAAACAGGTTTGCTTAACCTGAAAGGGAAAAATGCTATTGGAAAAGGTCAGGAGTATACGCAGCAGTTTGATGCTCAGATCGAACAACTGGCTATGTCGCTGCCGGATGAACAGGCTCGTAATGCTTTCATGCAGCAGGCGCAGCAGCAGCGCATTCAGTTCACTACGCAGGCCGGGCGGCACGAGATATGGCAAATAAATGCCTACGAAGAAGGCCAGTTTCAGGCTACGCTGCTGAACAATGGTAAAAATGCCGCAGCATTGTATGGCGACAACGCCGCATACGTATTGGCTAATAAGCAAACTTTCCAGCAAATTGAGGATTACGGCATTGCACATGGCTGGAGTGACGAGCAAATCCAGGCCAAGAAAATCGAGTTTAAAGAAGCAACAGCAAAAGCAACTGCTCAAAATGCTATTGGAGCAAACTATCTTCAGGTAAGACAGCAAAACGGCGAGTTAAGCGATACTGCTGCTGGTTCTCGCCGTGCTGTAGCAGATAGTGGCTCTTCCGATCGTACCCGCGGTATACGCAACAATAACCCCGGCAATCTTGAATACAGCAAAACTAATCCGTGGGTTGGGCAGACTGGTGATGATGGTCGCTTTGCCAAATTCGAAACCCCTGAACACGGTATTCGTGCATTAGGGCGGAACCTGATGTCGTATCAGCGGCAGGGTATTGATACCGTCAGCGAGATAATTAATCGCTGGGCACCGCCTACTGATAAAAATGACACTATGTCGTATATCAAAGCAGTGTGCGAACAACTTGGCGTTTCTGCTGATGAGCCTCTCGATGCATCAAATCCTGATACCCTGAAGGCGCTTTGTGCAGCCATTATCCATCATGAAAACGGTAGCCAGCCATACAGTGATCAGCAGTTAACTGCAGGTGTTAGTGCTGCGCTGGGGCTTTCTCAGCTACCGACAAAAAATAAACGTTATACCGGTGTAGCCTGGTTCGATGCTTTAAGTGAATCAGATCAGGCCAGCGTGTTGCGACAGACTGATGCACTAGCCAGACAACAGCAGGCTGAATATAAAACGATGCTCGACAGCCGGGTTCGCGATGCGACGGCTGCGTATATGCGTGGCATTGAATTTCCTAACCCACCTGGTGAGGATGATTTTATTGCAGCTTATGGAGTCAGAGAAGGAAACCTGCGATATACCGAGTTTAAGAATACGCAGATCGCCGGACAGTATATAGGCTCTTTCCGCAACATGCCGACAAGCAGCATTACAGCATATGTTGAGCAATTACGCCCGGATACTGGTGATACAGGGGAGGGGTATGCGGCACGCGCAACTCTTTATGACAACGTTGTTTCGGCTGCAAATCAGGTGATAAAGCAGCGGCAGTCGGATCCTGTGCAGTTCTCTCTTGCCTCCGGACAGGCAAAGCCTATCGACATGAGCAATAAGGATAACTTTGGACAGAGCGTTGCCTTGCGTGCCGCTCAGGTCAGTGACCTTGCTAAGTCATATGGCACTCCACTGACGTTCTTTTCCAAAGACGAGGCCAATCAGATCGGTGTTTTCTTTCGTGATGCGCCAGTTTCCCAACAGGCAGCATATCTCGATACCATCAGGCAGAGCACTGGTGGTGGGCAGGTGTATATGTCAGCACTACAGCAGATCAGTGCCAACGCTCCATCTGCTGCCGTTGCCGGGATACTGATGGATAAGCCTGGTGGTATTTTGGCAGAAAAAAACTGGTTTAATCCGGATGTTTCCGTGTCTCCTGAAACCGCTGCGCAGACAATTCTTGCTGGCGCGGCGGCTCGTAAAGGTACTGATGATGCGAAAGGTATTCCGATGCCTAAAGATGCTGATCTTCGCCTTGAGTTTTCTGACATGGTGAAGGATGCATTTGCTGGTGACGCTCAGGGCGCATCAATGGCATACGAGATCGCAAAGGATTATTACGCTGGTGTGATGGCGAAAAAAGGCGTGGTATCAGGCGAAATTGACAATGATGTCTGGAAACAGGCTGTTAACGTAGCTACAGGTGGCGTGCATGACTATAACGGAATGGGGAATGTCCTTTTGCCGTGGGGAATGTCTGCAGAGCAATTCGATAAGCAGGTTAATCAGGCTTGGAATGAACAAGTTGTCGGCTCCGGGATAAAAACACCGCCTGGTCAGTATGGTTTGCAAAGTTACGGCGATAGTCAGTACCTGGTGAAACTTGGTACTGGTTATCTGCTGAAAGATGATGGTTCTCCCGTTGTTCTTAATCTGACACAGAAGCGTCAGAGATTCTCCGGAGATATTCCGCAATGAGTTACTTTGGCCTTAATCCAGTAAACCAGAATCAGCAGCTTGACGAAGCAGCATCAAATCCAGCTGGCTTTAACAGCGATGTTGGTTTTTTCGACAATGCTGTAGGAGCGGCATTGTCTGGTTTGTACTCCGGGCTGGTGGCAAAGCCAGATCAGTTGCTATGGGCAGGGATGGATAAAATCGTATCCCCGATTGCTCAGTTTGTTAACGAAAACACCTCGATCAATGACACTTCAGTTTCATACATTGCTGAGCAGAGAAAACTAGCAGAGCAGCAGGTTAAGCGGCTGACGCCTGATGCCGCGACAACCGGAACCGCCGGGCAGGTCCTTTATGGGTTGTTCGATATGGGCGGGCAGGCTGTTGTCGGTACAACGCTCGGTGGTCCGGTCGGAGGTGCTGCGGCGGTAACTTCTCTACAGGGTTTTTCTGAGTTTGAACGGCTTACAGCACAGGGTGTTGATTTCAGGACGGCGCAGGAAGCGGGATTAGTGCAGGGTATTACTGCTGGTGCCGGAACACTGATCCCTATGAGCCTCGGGTTACGTGCTGGTGGTGCGCTGGCGGAAGGTGTGGCGGCTCAGCTTGCGCGGACGGGTGAAAGTTCAGTGCGACGCGCCGCAGCAACAGCAGTACGTGCAACGCCAGATATTGCCTATGCCGCAGGTACAAATATTGCGTTCGGTATGGCACAGCGTGGGCTTACTGCAAAAACGCTTCGTGATGGTGGCTATAGCGAAATGGCTAACCAGTATGATGTGTTGGATCGACAGGCAATTGCTATTGATGCTGTTCTTGGGGTGGCGTTTGGTGGTGTCGGCAGATTTATTAACTCTCGCGGCGAGTCTACAAGCGCACCAAATTTTTCACCAGTTGATATCGATGCTGCACTGGCGGCGAATGCCGCTCATCATGCTGAAATTGATATTGCTCCCGGCGTGCCGATCAACGTGCTTTCGCGTAATTCGCACATTCAGGCTCTGCGAAAAGCCATGTCTGATGTTAGCCAGGGGAGACCTGTAGACGTTGCCAGCATTGTTGAGTCTGCATCTTTCAGTGAAATTCCTGGACGCAAGAGTCTGCTGTCTCAGGCAGTTAATGAGGCTCTGTCATCTGTAGATGATGGAGTAACGGCGCGCGCTATAGAAAATCGGTTGCTTGAAGAACAGGCCGCGCAGCTTTTGCCGCGTGGCGATAGACAGGTTTACCAGTCTGAAATCGCTAATAGCCAACGAATTATTGAAAATCTCACTGAACAGCGCGCACAAATTCTTGCAGAAGATCCAGCCGGTAGCGGTAAGGCTTTATCTCGTGCTCGATCAGATAAACAGGCCAGACTTCGCGATATTGACCAACGAATCCGGCAGGCACAAGAACGCCTGGAATTTTCTCGTAACGCGTTGGCACCGCATGAGCCTGGCGGTCAGTTTTTTGAAGCTCGAGCAGAACTGGCTCGGAGACAACAGGCAGAAAGTGAACTTAATGCTCAGGCTGTTTCATTCTATAAAACAGCAGAGGTCAGGACGCCAGACGAAGTATCTCCTTTTGAGCCTGATAAAATATTGCAACAGGCAGAACAAAAAATGATGTCAGATCAGGCAGGAGATATTGATTTGCGCATAGCTGAAGACTCGCTGCTTGAATCACCTGACATGATAATCACCGTGCTGGATGATGATGGTAATCCACAATCGCGCAGTGCGCGTGAAGCACTGGATGAAGCGAACAGGGAAAGTGAGCAGGCACTACAGGATTCCAGCCTGTTTGATGTCGCTGTGGCGTGTTTCTTGAGAGGTTAAATTAAATGAGACAGGAATGTATACAAGCGGTTCAGCAGGCGGCGCAGCGCATGTTAACGGCGCGAGAAATACAGAACATTGAAGACCGCATTTATCGAAATATGCGCTCCATTGCTCGTGATGACCCTATGTCGTGGCGACAACTTTCCGAATCAGAGCGGCTATATCGAGCAGCACAATTGGCATCTGAAGAATTACAGCGAGAAGCGGCATTAAAGAAACGTCGTGTGGCTCTCACTATAGCCGCGCGTCAGAGATTGGATAAATTTATCAATAGCTATCAAGGGGCTGATGGGAAACTTGGCGCTCTTAACCGTACTATAGCTTTTAATGCAGACGGTAAATCTAATTTCCTCTCTGTTGAATCCAGAACAAAAGCCACCCGTGATTATGCATTGAGTCAATTGCAGGAGGCATTCGAAGCAGTTGATCCTCGCTTTTTTGGTCTGTTTGAAGATGAAGCGGGCGTACGTGACCTGGTATATGAAATGCGGGGGCAAAATACTGGCAATGCTAAAGCAAGAAACGGTGCTAAGGCGTGGAGAGAAGTTACAGAGCTGCTGCGCCGCCGGTTTAATGATGCTGGTGGGGACATTGGCTATCTCGAAAACTGGGGGATCCCTCAACATCATTCTATGGAAAAGGTTGGGGCAGTATCAAAGGATAAGTGGGTTAGCGATGTTATAGGTAAGCTGGATCGCAAATATTATATCCGAGCCGATGGACAACTGATGAACGATGCCGAGTTGTCTTCATTTCTTGGAGAGGCTTATAACACGATCGCTACTGGTGGGCTGAATAAGCTTACTGATACCGGAATGCGAATTTCCGGCGCACGTGCTAACCGTGGTAATGCATCACGACAGATACATTTCAAAGATGCAGATTCCTATCTGCAATATCAGCAACTTTATGGCGATCGCTCTCTATGGGAAATCATGGTCGGTCACCTGGAAGGTATCAGTAAAGATATTGCACTGGTGGAAACATATGGCCCAAACCCCGATCATGTTTTCCGCTCTCTTCTTGATCAGGTGAAGGCAGAAACGGCAACAGCTAACCCGAGTAAAACCGGTAAAGTCGAGCGGCTGGCGAACAACACAGAGAATCTGTACAACTTTATTTCCGGAAAGACACAGCCTGTAGCGAATCCGCACATCGCGCGATGGTCTGACAATATCCGCAACTGGCTGGTTGCCAGCAGACTCGGATCCGCGTTGCTGTCATCGTTCTCTGATCTTGGAACCATGTATCTGTCTGCGAAGGTTACCAACCTTCCAATGAACCAGTTATTCCGCAACCAGCTTGAAGCTATGGACCCAACGAACCGTACAGAACTTGCGCGGGCTCGCCGCGCTGGTCTGGCGATGGAATCTCTACTTGGCAGCGTTAACCGCTGGGCGATGGATAATATGGGGCCGTCAGTGTCTCGTTGGGCGGCAACGGCGGTAATGCGTGCCAGTGGGCTTACAGCATGGTCAGATGCGCACAAGCGCGCCTATGGCGTAACCATGATGGGAAGCCTGGGAGAAGTAGTGTCACGGACACCAGACCTTCGTAGCCTCGATGACTCTGATTTTCGTATCCTGAAAAGCAAAGGGATTACTGACACAGACTGGAGCGTATGGAAGCTGGCGAAACAGGAGGACTGGGGGAACGGTAATAATACGATGCTGACACCGGAAAGCATTATGCGTATCCCTGATTCAGCAGTTAAACATCTTGGTGAGCCTGAACGCGTGAAATTTGAGGCAATGCGTAAACTGCTCGGTGCCGTAACTGAAGAAGTTGATATGGCTGTTATTACACCGGGAGCACGTGAGCAACTGATAACCGGTTCTGGTATTCAGCGTGGAACATGGAAAGGTGAATTAACGAGAAGTGTTTTCCTGTTTAAATCGTTCCCTATCTCGGTTGTTATGCGTCACTGGTCACGCGCTATGGGTATGCCGTCTGCTGGTGGGCGTGCGGCATATATTGCGACGTTTATTGCCAGTACGACCATTCTTGGCGCTTTGTCGCAGCAACTTAACGACCTTGCGTCTGGTCGTAATCCTCGAGAGATGACAGGAGAAGATGCCGCAAAATTCTGGCTTGGTGCTCTACTGAAAGGTGGTGGTCTTGGCCTTTACGGTGACTTTTTATTGTCAGATCACACTAGGTACGGAAGCGGCGCGCTGGCGTCGATGCTTGGCCCGGTAGCTGGTCTGGTTGATGACGTAGTGAAGATTGCTCAGGGCATACCGTTAAATGCTGTGGAAGGGAAGAGTGAGCAGACTGGTGGTGATCTGGTGAAGCTGGGGAAAGGTTTGATGCCTGGTGCGAATCTCTGGTACTTGAAGGCGGCTCTCGATCACATGATCTTTAACCAGATGCAGGAGTATTTTTCACCAGGCTATTTGCGTAAAATGGAGCAACGTTCGAAGAAAGAGTTTAACCAGACATACTGGTGGCGACCACAGGATGTCACTCCGCAATAAAAGGAGATATGATAGTTCAAATAACTTTTATTGTACTAATATGTGCAGCGTTTTTATGCTATTCATACATTTTGATAAAAATGGGTTTCAATTGGAATCTCTGTTGCGTGCAGCGGCATGGTTCGGCTTTGTAGTATTCGGAATTGTATTGTTCGGAAGAATAATAAAATAACTAGTTAATTTGTGGATTGGTGCTGTTTTTCCATGATAGGGGTAATTATGAGAAAAGTATTTTTGATTTTTGGATTTATGCTTCTCGTTGGATGCCAGTCAGCTGCACAGTTTGAAAGAAATATGCTTACGTGGCGCGGGCAGAGTATAGACGCAATGGTTCAGCAGTGGGGGTATCCTCAGGGAGAGCTTACATCTCCAGATGGAAACAGAGTGTATGTTTACTCAAGCTCTGGTAGTTATAACGTACCACAAACCACAACGTATAATACTACGTCTAATCTAATTGGTAATACTATATATTCAAACACATACGCAACAACTGATGGCGGTTATACACTCCATTTCAGTTGCTCTGTTTACGTTGAGTTTGGTGCTGATAAGATTATTAAAAATGTTACATGGCGCGGTAATAATTGCGTTGCGTGACATGTCACAGGCCGCTTTCGCGGCCTTGTTTTTAACGAATGCCACCGCCACCCGGGCGGGAATCCGCAGAACGCCCACCGCAGCGGGAGCCGTCAGCAGCAGTGTCGCTGTCGTGCTGACAACGACCGGCAAAGGCCTGAGTTGAAGCTACCAGAGACAACAAAACGAACAGTGCAGCAAATGCTTTTTTCATTGTTAAATTTCCATCTATAAGCCACCTCAATGTGGCGTTAATGAGTGTAGCACTGACTTTTGTTTCGTCCACAAAAAAGCCCGCAGCGCGGGCTTACCAAAACTTGTACCACGGGGATTTATCCTTCAATGGACAATCCTTCCATCGTGTGGCCAACCATTCATATTCTTTAAAATATGTGTTTATGTTTTCTTTTTCTCTAATGGCTTGTATAAGAGGTAGCGCAATCTGATAGTTATTTACAACGGAGCTGTAAAATACTTCCTTAATCATGGTCTCATCATAAGTTTTCCGCTTCACGCTCACAGCCATGCGTTCGTAGAAACCTAGACAGTAAATTATTTCTCTCTTCTCTGTCTTTTCTTCATCCGTAAGATCAGCCTGCCCATTGCTTGGATACATATAAGAGCGGAATGATTTGTTCGATTCGTGAATGCGGCGCATAGTAGATAGGCCTTTCTTATAATCTACATCAAACCTGCTTTCACCAAGGAATACTGAAGTGTGTACTTTTCTCGCTGTATTTACATTATAAATAATAGTAGCGATAGCTATGAACAAGCCAAGCGAAACCGCGACTGCACTTACGATTTGAGCCACAGCCATGGCAAATTGCATTTCTTCACTTAACACAAACTGTCTCCAGACATGAAAACGGGGCCTAATGGCCCCGTCATTAAACTATCCGAATGTTAAACGCCTTCGTACTCGTCAAATTTTCTCATGTGGGCTCCTCCTGTATCGGTGCCTAATCGCTATGGATCACCCGTGAGGTAATAGTAAGCTATTCACCTGCAATCTGTACAGAATTATTTAAAGGCACATCCCTGTGCCGCCGCCCGTCAGAAGAACCCTGCTTTGTCGTTGATGTACTCCGCGTGCGTCTGGATATCACGCAGGCATTTGCTCACACCAACGATGTAGCAGAACATGGTGGTCAGCTCCGCCGCCGCGCCCGATACATCGTGCCCGTCTTCCTGTAACTGGTTCAGCAGATTCATCAGCAGTGAGTTTTCCGTCAGGCCGAGAACACCAGACGGCGAGTGAATCAGGCTGCGGTAGCCGGGCTTCAGTGGGGCGCTGTAGGTTTTGTTCTCTATCTTCATTGCCTGCATCACTGCTGATGCTGTGGCGTTGGCTACCTGGTCGGCAACCATCTTTATGCGTTCTTCCTGCGGGAGCGAGTTTTTAATGTAACTTCCGGTGCGGCGGATCTGAGGAAGAACCTCACCTGTAACCCATTCAAGAAATCTGAATGCTCTCGTTCCCTCAGTCATTGCCTCTTTGCAACGCAGAATAAGGATGTAGAGACCTGATTCTGAAACGATGGATAGTTCTTGTATTCCACCAGGGGTCTGTATTGAATACAGCCCCTTTTTGTTCCAGCCTTTTTTATCAAGTTTTCTCGCTTGTGTAACATCAATATTCAAAGCATTGCACACATCTTTGGTGACAAACCAAGGTTCTCCGTCAATCATGAACATACGGATCTGGCAGGATGACTCAAAGGAAAAGATGGAAGGTTTGGTATTCATGGCGATCACCTTTGTAGTTAGGTTAATCACCACCGCTGAGACCAATCAGATGGTGGTGAACTGTGCAGAGTTGGTCTTACCGGCTACAAAGGAACCCGGCGCACCTTTCGGTGCCCCCACACAGCCCACCATAGAATAGGTGCGCTTTACACATAAAAAAACCGCTTATGCGGCATATGTGCCTCTGTAGTAATCCGGGAGACCAATCCCGGCACTGGATTTTGCCAGTGCCCGATTACTATGGCACAAGAGGAGTGCGATGTAAATTTACCGCAAAGGTAATGATAAGCGCGGATAAATATTAAAATCAACCGTATTTGGTTGATTGCGTTTAACGCTTGATCACCTGAAAGCAAGATATTACCTTTAAGGTAATGTTATTGTGAGGAAAAGCAATGGAAGTTTTCTGGATAGTTGTTGGTGTGGTTGCGGTGATTATTTACGTTATCAACCAGAACAAGACTAAGATCTCTGATCGTACGGTCGTTAATCATAACAAAACGATAAAGACCGAAGATGGGGAGATAACGATTAATCGTACACAGGTGATAGAACACACCTCTACTCAGTTTCAAAAAACTGGAGGTAATGCGCCTAATATTTCCGCACCTCCTGCTTATGATAGTGCGGTAATCCAGACATATTATAAACAGCAGGAGTTAGCAAAAGAGAGGCAACTGATTCAGCCAAAGCCGTTTACAGCTGAGCTTCCACCTGGAGTGTCAATGCGTCCGGCATATCATGGAAGATTCCCTGGTGATGACATATCGTCTCAGTCATCTAAAAAAGCACCTCAGGCAGTATCAGAGCCAGCAAGAATACCTTCTGTATCGCCGCCAAAAGAAGAATCAGCTAACAGAGTTTCAAGTGGTAGCAAGCAGTGCTTGCGATGCAGAATAAACCTACCATATGAAAAATTCAGGAAATCGTCAAAAAATCCAGATGGATTGACTAAGTGGTGTGCAAGGTGTCTCGATGGCCCAAAGAATACACGCCATATGAAGTGGTGCCCAATTTGTAATGTCCGCAGAAAACGAACAAGCTTTTACCCTAATAATCAAAATGCGGATGGCTTAATGGCATGGTGCAAAACGTGCTGGGACGAGCACAAAGCGAAACGATAGGCCGCTCTTGCGGCCTTTAAATTTACCGGGTTTGTTTTCGTAATTGTTCGGCACAATAGTCGAGATGTGTTTGCAGATCCCGCATAGACATCTGTGAGCTGGTGACGTAGTTAATCAGTGCAGTCAGTTCGGCAAGTGGGCCATCGACATTAAATCCATCCTTATCGAGATCCCGGAGTAATTTCATCAAGTGCGATCCCTCCACCAGTGACCTGACGCCTCCCGGCGTGTGAATCCTTTCGGTAAATCCGTCTTCCAGTGGATAGTGATACCGCTGCATCTTATCTTCTCCATGCAATAACTGTATATTTATACAGTAGCAAATAATTTGTTTGCTATCCAGCACGTTTTGCAAATTACCTGAAAGGTAATATCTATTCGTATTTACAGCCTTTTTATCCATATGTGGTTTTTCAGGTAATAGAATAACCAGATATGCGGCGCAACGGGTGCTGCGACTATCTGGAGATTTAACATGACGGTCTCAACCGAAGTTGACCACAACGAATACACCGGTAACGGCGTTACGACATCGTTTCCGTATACTTTTCGAATTTTCAGAAAATCAGACCTGGTTGTTCAGGTGTCTGACCTGAACGGGAACGTAACAGAATTGGTCCTGGATACCGGTTATACGGTAACTGGGGCGGGCACTTATAGTGGCGGTTCTGTGGTTCTTCCGTCTCCGCTTGCTACTGGCTGGCGAATTACGATAGATCGTGTGCTTGATGTAGTGCAGGAGACAGACCTTCGCAATCAGGGAAAATTTTTCCCCGAAGTGCATGAAGATGCCTTTGACTACCTGACGATGCTGATCCAGCAATGTTTTGGGTGGTTCAGACGTGCATTGATGAAGCCCTCTCTGCTTGCAAAATATTACGATGCAAAGCAAAACAGAATTTCTAACCTTGCAGATCCATCACTTGAGCAGGATGCTGTAAATAATCGCTCAATGCGTAATTATGTCGATGCTGCAATCGCCGGGGTTGTTGGTGGTTTTGGTTGGTTTATTCAGTATGGTTCTGGGGCTGTGTACCGAACGTTCCAGGATAAGATGAGAGACACCATTAGTGTTCGTGATTTTGGTGCAAAAGGAGACGGCATAACAGATGATACTGTAGCAATTCAAAATGCTATTAATGCAGTACCAGAAGGGGCTATACTTGGATTTTATGGTGGTGAATTTGTTTTTGATAAGGTTGAATTGTTTAAGCCAATAACATTAGTTGGTGATGCAACGTTAATTCACAACGGATTTAGAATAAAATCTAGCAGAATCCGATCACTTTTATCTGGCGTTCAGAAATGCAAGGATTACTCCGAGTCTTCAAGAGCATTTTATTGCTATGCAAATGAAGACCAAAGAGATTATGACGATATTCAGATTTTATTTAATAGATTTGAAGGTTTCTTTTACTCTACGGCATTTGTTGCAAAAAACTATTATTTGGAGAATGACCCTAATTCAAGAATTGTCAAAAACACAAAAGTAATAGGGTGTACATCAGTTGCTCCTGATTCTGTAAATGCCGGTCATTTTCAACATATAGGCGTTACAAATGCTGAAACATCACATAACTCAACTTATGGCGGACAAAATGCAACATCATACAACTTCATTAACCAGAATGGATTTGTAAGGATTATAGGAAATTATGACCATAACAATAGCTATGGTTCATGTGAGCTTGAGAACTCAATGGTGAGTAACTCAGTCATATCAGGTAATACGTTTTCGTCATATTTATGGGTGGATGATACAAGTAATGTTACTATTTCTGGAAATACCGTTTCATCAAGGATCAAAGTAACATCGCAAACTGACGATGTTCATAATATAACCATATCAGCAAATACCACAAAACGGATTACTATAGAGCAATTTGGAGAATCGCCGACAGGTCTGGTATATGGTGCATTAATTTCCTGCAACACTATTACTGGCGACAGTGATGGAAGTTCAGACATTTTATGTGCGTCACTTGTTACAGGTGAAATTTCATCAAATTATTGTCATGGATCAGAAAAAAATATATCAATTGTCCGCCTGGATTCTTCTGATATAACTGTTAGAAACAATAAAGGAAACAAAGGATTACTTACAATAAGTAACGATGGTGGAAGGATAATTGAATATGGCAATGATTCTATGGTTCTGTCTGGAAGCATAGATAGCAGACATATACATAATTTATTACATCCAGACACATCGTATTTAGACCTACCGGGGAAATATCTGCACGGAACTAAATATACTGGCAGTATCCCCCCCGGTTCCACAGGAACTGTATCACTTCAAATACCATCAGGGGCAAGCCTTGTTTTCAGGGGCGTTTCTATATGGGTTCTAATTAGAGATGTTAGCAATAACAATATATCGTCATTCAGAATTGATGGTTCATATAGAGTTGTTGGTGGAAGTGTTGGTCTTAGTTTTGCTGATGCTTATTCGAAACTCGGGGTGGATGCAAACTCTATAACAGTGTCAAACAATAACAGCACTTCTGGCAATATCAGCATAGCAATTAAAAACACAGATTCATCAAAAACCCTTCAGGTTACTGTTATGCCGGAGGTTTCAAGCAGGTTAGGTATTGAGGAATAGCATCATATATAATTATTTTAATGTTAATGCCGTCTTCTTGTTGGCGGCTTATTTGTGAAAATCGAATGAGTTATTTATGATGAATATAGAAGTTGATATAACACCAATTCTTCACGCACTTTGCGCTGTTGTCGCACAAGTTCTGGTCGGTCTTTTTACCGGAAACTGGGCTTACGGTGCGATAGCCGGTTGTACGTTCTTCATTGCGCGTGAACACACCCAGGCAGAATATCGCTGGATAGAAAAGTTTGGGAAAGGGAAACGTATCAACATGCCGTGGTGGGGAGGTTTTGATCCGCGCGTATGGGATGTTGGAAGCCTGTTTGACTTTGTTGTTCCTGTTACTGTTTGTTTTTGTGTTTATTTCTCTATTTGACTGCTACCGCGCCATTTGATGGTGCGGAATTCAACTAATCCTCTATATTTTGAATCATTTCTGTACTGCAATCTCTTCAGAGTTATGTAAAAGGCAAGCCTTATTATCGACATGAAAGGAAGGGGATTGACAATACATGGGTAACAAAAAACCATAAATGGTTTATCATGCGTAATGCCTTTACTATTCAGGAGGTAGTTATGCATATAAACGGTGGAAAACATGTCAGCTCAACTAACCAGTGAAACTTTAAATCAGTGGCTTAGCATGAGTTCTCTGGCGGCGGTGATAGCAGGAGCTCCTCCTGAGGTTGCTTTGGGGGCTTTGGCTGGGGCGGTAATTTTTGTTACCTCTGCGGTAGAGTATCCTATTCGTCGTCGTGTACTCTTGTCGATGCTTAGCTTTCTCTGCGGCCTTCTTTTTTATAAACCAGCAGCATCAATTCTTATCGGCATAGCCAGCCTGATCCCTACCATCACGCAGGACTCTTTTGAAAAAGGGATTGTTTTCTCAGCTGGCGCATTCGTGTCAGCAATTGTTGCTGTGCGTATTGGTATATGGCTCTATCACCGTTCCGATAATCCACGCGAGTTAATTCCGGGGAGAAAAGACGATGGTAACGCATGAGTTTTTTTTGCTTATCACCAATGCAGTTATTTGTACTGGCATAGCAATTCGCGTTGTCACATTCCGGCGTAACGGCTCTCAACATCGAAGATGGGGAGGGTGGCTTGCTTATTTCCTTATTGTTGCTGCGGCCAGTATTCCTGTTCGTGTCGTCTATGCAATCTGGTTACGCACGCCAATGGCTGTGGATTTATCTGAGGTCATTATCAACGCTGTCATGCTCGCCGCGGTTATTAAAACACGCGGTAACGTTGTTCAGATTTTCAAAATATCGAGGTCTAAACATGGAGATTAAACAATTCCAGCGAGCTGCTGGTATTAGCGAGTCGCTGGCCGCACGCTGGTTCTCGCATATAACTTCTGCGATGAAAGAGTTTGGTATCAGCAAAGCAGAAGATCAGGCAATGTTTATTGCTCAGGTCGGGCATGAGTCTGGGGGCTTCACCCGGTTGCAGGAGAATTTCAACTACAGCGTCAGCGGTCTGGCTAACTTTGTTCGGGCTGGGCGTCTCACTCAGGGACAGGCCAACGCATTGGGGCGACGCGCAGGCGAACCACCATTGCCACTTGAGCGCCAGAGAGCGATTGCCAATCTGGTGTACAGCAAACGCATGGGGAACAATGCCCCCGGCGATGGCTGGAATTACCGTGGCCGCGGACTTATCCAGATTACCGGTTTGAATAACTATCGTGATTGCGGAAACGGCCTGAAAGTGGACCTGCTGGAGAATCCTGAACTGTTGGCGCAGGACGAATACGCGGCTCGTAGCGCGGCGTGGTTCTTCTCCAGCAAAGGTTGCATGAAGTATACCGGCGATATTGCACGTGTAACTCTGATTATCAATGGTGGCAGGAATGGCATCGACGACCGGCGCGCGCGGTACGTCACTGCCAGTAAGGTGCTGGCTGTATGATCTGGTCATTCGTAAAAGCATACCGTAAACAGTTGATTATCATGGCGGTGCTTGCTGTTCTGGTCATATCAGGAGTTGTTGCCTGGAATGTGCACGGCAGTCGTCAGTACGACGCTGGGTATGCACAGGCGAAAGAAGACCGCAAAACCGAAGATGAGAGAGTTCGTCAGCACTACGAACAGGAGAAATCGATCAATGAACGTGAAGCGCAGCAGAGGATCGACCAGGCGCGCAATGATGCTCTTGATGCTGCCGCTCGCGCTGGCCGGTTGCAGCAACAGCTCGTTGCCATCCGTGAGCAGCTCAGGCAGTATAACGCCACTGTCGGCGCTGGGTCGTCAGCCGCAGACACCGGAGTTTTGCTTGCCGACGTGCTCGAAAAATCTCTCGAACGAAACCGGCAACTGGCAGAATACGCTGACCGGGCAGCTGAAGCCGGAAGGGTCTGCGAAAGACAGTACGATGAACTAACCAGGTAGCATGGTATTTTTCATGGTACTGTTTCCCGGTGACGGTATATAAAACGGTACGCAGAATTTATCGTTTCATAAACTTGTTTTCAGTCAATTGGTTACGAGTGCTGTAAATAATTGAGTGGGAATAATCCCCGGCGTTAGCTGAGTAAAACGAAACCCTCTGTGTTTACAGAGGGTTTTTTTATAGCTGCTACATTAAGGTCTCCCACCTGACGGCAAGCGCTAATCGCGCATATATTGATGCATCTGGGCCGCCGTCAGATCCCACTGGCTTCCTTCAAACGGGGGCATATAGCTGCCATCATCTTCGCCAATCTCA